TTGCTGTTGATCGCGCCCAGTGCTGTCACCTCGATCTCGTAGCGGCCGACGTCGCTGTTGGCAATTTCGAAGTCAACCGAGCGGGTCGTGTTCGCTACCCAGTTGCCGTTGTTGTAGCGGTAGCGCACCTCATAGCTAAGTGCCCGAGCAGCAGCACGCCAGCCGATGATCAGCTTCGATAGCACCTGCCCGTTGCTTTCGTACAGCACCTCATTGACGCCTAGGTTGGTTGGCGTTTCGGGTGGTTCGTTCAGATCTGATACGTCGCGCTGGCTTAGGGGGACGTCCCGCTCGATGTAGTCATATTTCGTTGCATTATGAGCAACGGCTGTGACAGCAAAGGCGTCACCTTCTTCTTTAATCGTCAGCACCCGCCACGTTGACATCGCAACAGTTGAATCGCCAATGGTCCACGGCGCACCAGCAACAGGCGCTGCAGTCAAGACCGTGCCAGTGCTGACTGAGTTGCCCACAAGCGTTGAGCCTGCAACTACAGCCAAGGTGCCATCAGGCAGTAGCACGTTCAGGGTGAAGTTAGGTGGTGGGCCACTCGGGAACAGTGCAACGTCATCGCGGTCCAGCTTGACCACCGTCGTTGTTGAACCACTTGTGCAGCGGCCGGAGCGCACCACACCAGCACGCACAGGGTCGCCAATCTTGATCAGGTCACCAGGCCGCACCGTGATACCAGCGGCGATGTCCGTCTTGAAGCTGACGACCTCAGTCTCGTTCTGTTCGGTGTATAGCAGCCACTCGCCAACGCGGCGGGCTTGGTTCTGGCTGGTACAGGCGAACGCTGAGATCTCTGTTTTGACGACACCGAACTTGTTGATTCCTTCTTTGTCTTCGACCACCTCATAGGCAAGGTCGCGCAGGTTCATGTCGAAATACTGCACAACAGCGACGGTGTGCCGTGTCTTTAGGCTGCTGCCGCTATAGCTGAATCCTTCCTCGGTGACGTTGGTCTGGTTGAAGATGTAGCTGTAGTCCTGCGGCCGGTCCTGCGCAATCTCAAGGGTGCCATTAGCCCAGAACGGCATCGCGCGAAATACTGAACACAGATCGCTAATCAGCTTGAATGCTTCCTGCTGCGTCTGAATGACGACGTTGCACGAGAAGCGCGGCTCCTGACCTGTCTTCCCATCAGAGACCACCTCGGTACAGTATTGACTAGCGGCAAGGAAGCTCCACTTGTCAAGTTGTGCCGCGTCGATGTGATCACCAAACCCGTACCGCTTGCTGGTCAGCAGATCCCACAGGATCCACGCAGGGTCTGTTGTCCACTGTGCTGCGCCAAAGTTGCCCGACCATGTGCCCGCATAAATCAGACGGCCGTTGGTCTGGTTGACGGTGGCATTGCTAGGGATGCGCACCTTGAGGCCACGCAGGCGATACGAGCGCGACGGGATGCTGTTGAACTGTTCAGCGCTGAGCTTGACGGCGAACAGTGCGCTGTTGGGATAGGTGGTCTTGGCGTTGATCTTTTCGGTGTAGTCGTACCAATAAAAGTCGCTGTTCTCTGTCTGCTCGCCTGATGGTGCGGCATCTGCATTGACACGCACAACGCGGATGTCAACCGGTGGTGGTGCAGTCAGATCAATGCGATGAACTCGTTGGAACAAGTCAGCCGTCCGTCCTCGTATTTCTGGCTCAACAACAGTTGTAAATGGTCCACCGCTGTATGAAGTTTGAATCCTGTATTGAATGACAGCGCCCTCAACATCGCCGTTGTTCTTGAAGATCTGAAGTGCAGGCGTGCCGATCGTAACGCGCACAGCGTTGACATCAGGGTCAGTGATCGACCGCGTTACAGGTGATGCCTGTGTGACCTTGGTGTTGACAACACTGGTGCTCTGGTTGGCGTCGCCTACGTTCTGGGTATAGGTCTGATTCTGTGTGCCGGTGCGAAACTCAAAGACGCCGCCAGTTGTGTCGAAGTTGTAATCAGAAGCCTGAACGGCGGACGGGTTGGCAGTCGAGCGAAGGATCGGCGTGTTGTTGAGATAGACATCTTTCAACATCGCAATGTTGTATTCCGTCGTGCCAAGCGTGTAACCACGAGCAGATGGGAATCCTTCGATCTCGCCTTCACAGAGAAGGTCGATGATCCGCGCTACCTGCCGTGAATCAAGATTATCTTTTGTAACGTTTGCACTACCGCCACCGCCACCGCCACCACCGCCTTTGCCACCACCACCGCCGCCACCAGCACCAGCGATTAAACGCTTCGTCATGACGTAACCTCTTCAGTGTTGATACCAGCCGAGACCACGATGCTGCCGGTGAACACCTCGCCGTAAATAATCGGCACAGGCACGCCCTGACGCGAGACGTTTTGAATGCCAGAGAAGCTGTACGACTTACGCGGGTCGTTGTCGCCGTCGGTGCCCTGTTGGATTGTTGGCGTAGGGGTCAGCATTTGAGCGACGCCCCCCAAGATCAAACTGGCGCCGATGCCCACGCCGATCGACACAGCCTGTGGGCCAAGCGTGAACAGGCCGCCAGCCAGCGCAGCACCAGGCGCGAACAGCAGCGAGAATGCCACCAGCGCAACACCCGCCAAGATCTGCCCAACGCCCTCGGCACCAGCGATCACCGGGACAATCCTGATCGGCTCTTGGCTGGCGACAGGGAAATGCAGGTGCTCTGGGTGATCGACCAGATCAAGCTGATTGCGGCCCACGGTGACCTTGTAATCGCCCTCTGACAGCACACCGCGCAGGTCAGGGAAGTTGGCAAGTAGGAACCGGATCGCCTCGGCCGGTGTCTTCACAGCAGCCTTGAAACTGCGCTGCCCTAGATGCTTTGCCAGCTTGCCGTAGACCTTGATAACGCGGAACATCTCAGCACCTGCTCCTATGCCTGACGATCAAGCCCGTGCTCTTCTGATAGTAGCCACCCCAGATGTCACGGCTACTGAGCCGCCCGCGCAAATGGTGCAGGATGCGCTGCTCTCCCACATACACGGCCACATGGTTCAGGCCTGGCGACCCATCAAGCTGCATCAGGATCGCGTCGCCGTACTCAGGCTCATTGATGCCATGGTCTTCAAAGCCTGCCTCAGCGAAGCACCGCTCAAACATCGGGGCATTATGAAACTCAAGCAGTGACGCAGGCCGCTCCCAATCTGGCAGGTCAAGCGCCATCTCCTCCTTGTACCAGTCCCGTACCAGCGTCCAGCAGTCGCTCACGCCCCACACCCACTCCCGCCCGATCAACGGCGCCTGGTAACCCTCCGGCTCGATCTCGCACCACATCTCAGTGCCAGGGTTGCAGATGTACCAGACCAGCCCAGACTTTTCGCAGGCCATACGGTCGGCTTGACTTGGCTGCGCAGGTGTCTGCGGATGGCTGTGGAACACGGCGATCACCTCGCCAGCATCCTCTGCAGCGGCGTAATCGTCAGGGTCAAGGATAAAGAAATCTTTGGCGGGTGCCAGGTTGTTACAGGGCCAATACTGCTCGCGGCCTTTGATGACGACGACCAATCCGCACGCCTCGCGTGGTGCATCCTTGAGCGCATGTTCCAGCGCGTTGTGTTTCCAGTGTGTCATCCGTAGAACGTACCAGCGCTTGGGAATGATCCAAAGGGTAAGTCGTTGAACTCACCAAAGCGTTTCCGGCATGAACTGATCCGCTTCCCGCATACATCACGCAACGGGTCAACGGTGCCGGTCTGCACCAGAGGTTCGACAGAGCTGGCGTAACTGGATGTCCAGAGCGGGGTGTTGGCGCCTGTGTACACAATGAGCTGACCGGTAGTCGTGATGCTGAGTCTGTTGTTGCTGTTGCCGCTGACGCCTGTGATCTCATACTGCGGACCTGCCTCCGTCATGGTGCCCAGCGTGGGGTGATTGTTTCTGAACGGGTTGTTGCTGCTCAGGGTCTTGGGCAGGTTGATCACCTCGCCTTGGTAGTAGCTGCCTGTTGAACTGCTGATTGATTGACTGCTGATGACGTTCCATGCGAACGACTCACCTGTGTAGTGATCGACAGGCAACGCAGCAGACGTGAAGGTGAACTGAACCGTAATCGTGCGGCCGCTGACCGTGAACGTTTCTGTTTGCGTGTTAGTCAATCCCGCGCTGGCAGGCGATGATCCGACGCACTCCCAACCAAAACCACCAGAGCGACCGTTCAATACGTTGGTCGGATACCAGCCAAGGAATGCCAAGCCCGTTGGTGATGCGGTGCCTACCGTGTTGCTAGCCCAGACCGCGCTGCTGCCGTTGGCGATGACTAGGTTGCCATCAGCCTGCATTGTGATCCGCCAAGTGCCATCACCACGGTTTGTCCCAGTCGCCCAGACAGGCACGTTCGCCTTGTTGTAAACCACAAAATTGCCATCGGCTTGCATGATCGCTCGATACCAACCGTTTGACGAAACGATCGCGTCGCCTTCATTCAGTGTCTCGTTGACGTTGAGCTGAGCACCAAATGCGGTTGAGTTGAAATTGGTTGCAGGTGTGGCCCCCAAGGCATTGTCATACTCATCAAAGTAGTTGCTGCCTGTGTAACCGCACTCAGCACTGCGATATTTCCACTGACAGATGTTCGCGATCACCTGCCGCTTCGGTGCACGCACACCAGCAAGGTCGAACACAGCCGCCAGCTCAAACTCAACAACGTCCCTGTTCTCGACTGACTTGCGGTCGATGTAGTAGATCTCACGTGGCATCTCCTCGTCAGCCGGTACGCCATAAGGGTTGACGCCATCAGTGAAATTGACAGGGTCGAGGAACCTGCTCAGCGTGCGGATCCTGATGACTTTCGCCCCTGTCAGGTCGTTGCCAATCGTGAACTCGTTGACGCTCAGCAGCAGCGCCGAGATATTGCCGAGCAGGTTCGAGACGCGCACCTTCGGGCGTGGTAGTTGGCCTGTGCCGTTGTACTCAAAGCCTTCCACCTCGATCGGCAGTGCTTGGTATGGCTTGCCTTTCCAGATGATGTTGCCTGTTGGTGTAGCTTGATTGGCACCAGGGTGGAAGTAAACGATCTCAGTCGTGCCGTGCAGCGAAGCGTCAAGGTGCAGCTCGAACAGCTGGATGATCGCGTAGGGGTTGGAGCTGAGCAGCTCCTGGAACATCTCGCTCATATGTCAATCACCCTCCTAAAACGTGCTGTGATTGTATTTCTGTTGCATCCAACATGGTCTGCTCGCCATTCGTCACAGACATAAGCGTTGGTCGCCCCAAACGGTGTTGTCCAGTTGAAAGGCTCCACAGCGCCGCGAGCGCTAAGGAATGACGTAATCTCCGTGCGCTCAGTATCTGTTCTGTTTTCAAACACAAGATCCCATTGCTTTAAGTCTGTATTTAACCCATACCGCAAGCGCTGCTCATAGCCATCGCCAAACTGCACGCGACGCACACGTGGTTGGCTGATCTGCGCTGCAGGGTAACTGGCGGTCCAAGTGAAAGTAGTGGCTGCCATGGTTATGCCGCAAGTAAGCCGCCAGGGCGTTTCTGACGAATCAATTCTGCCTGCACCGCGCTAGCAACGGCGCGGCCCAGCGCAGCGCCCTGCCCTTGATCGCCTTGAACGCTGCTGCCGGTGGCATCCACATTGACCACCACGTTGGTGGTGCCGCTGCCGCCAGCAACGCCGAGCCGGCCGTCGCTGCCACGCTTCAGCGGCATGATCGCCTCGGGGCCAGCCTCGCCCATCAGCCCGAAGCGGCCAGCGCCGCCGCTTGCAAACGGGAACACGGTTGGGCGAGTGACCATGCCGCCGTCAAACACGCCGCCATTGGCGAACAAACCACCGGGCCTGAGCTTGACGGTTGATAGTGCATTAGCGCCACTCAAGAATCCACCACCAGGCAGCAGGCTTTGGATCGCTTGCAAGATCGGCGCAATGATCAACATGCGCGTCACCATGCGGGTCAGATCCTCGACGACCGACAGTGCAAACTGCTTGAAGTTGAAGGAGCCCGTCGTCGTCAGACTGACGATTGCATCCTCGAGGCCTTTGAACACATTGCCCGACAGGTTGCTGATGTTCTCGCGTAGCGTGCCGATGCTTTCTAGATAGTTGGCGATCCCGTCACGGGCGCCTGATAACGCATCGGTTTGCTGGGATGCGGCATCGCCAAACTCTGACATCTTGATTGCAGCATCGAGAGCGCTTTGGCCGATCTCGTTTAGGCCGTCAATGTATTCGCGCTGTGCCAACGTGTTTTGACGATCAGAGAAAGCATTGATTGCCTCTCTGAATGGTTGAATGTCCAAGTCGCCACCAGCAGCGCGCACGTCTCTAGCGAGTTCAACGACCGCCATCGTCATCCGATCGACCTCTCTGCTAGCCTCGGCCGTCGCTTGCTGCCGGCGCAGCATCAGCTTCTCCATCGGGTCAGCGCCCACACCAGCGATCTGGTTGTCAAGATCCTCAACGTTTTGCCGATACTGATTCAGCAGATCGTTGGTCTTTTGCGTTAGGTCACGTCGCCTTTCAAACAGCCGTTGCTGCTCATTCGCCGCACGCTTGGCTTCTGCTGCAGCGCGCTTTGCGTCTGCCGCTGCGCGCCTGTCTGCGTCAGTAGTGTCCAGATCCATGGCGCGGCCACCCGTGCGGCGACCGGTGCCGGGCGATGGCGCATCGGTGAAAAGCTTTTGAATCTGCGCGAAGTCCTGCTTCGCCTGTTCAATCATGCTGCCGACCCTAGTGCGATAGATCTCGGCCGCACCGGCGAAGTCGCCCTGCACCGCTTTGCTGATGACCTGGAACGCTGCGACTGCATTCTTGATGAACACGTCGAACAGTTTCACCGTCGCAAAGATAAAAGCCGCAACTGATTGGATGCCAACCTTGATTACGCTAAATAGTGCATTCCAATCGTTCTTTGTGTCAAACAGATCCCCGAACACTTCAAGGATCGACTGCAGCGCCGGCAGCAGCGCGTCGGTCAACTCAAGCCCGAAGCCCTGCGTCTTGATGCCCAATTCGGTGATCGTGTCGTTGAACAGATCCGATCTCGCAGCGAAGTCTTCGCCCACCTTAAAGGTGAACTTTTCCATCGCAGCTGAGCCTTCATTGAGCAATGGGATCAGCTCGGCGCCAGACTTGCCGAAAATTGCTACGGCCGCGGCGGCTTTCTGCGCCCCATCAGGCATGTCAGCAAAGCGATCGGCAATCTGCTTCAGCGCTTTGTCAGATGACACAACCTGCCCATCGGCACCCTTGACCGAAACGCCTAGGGCTTGAAACTTGCGGGACAGATCCTCGTTACCCTCGGCTGCTTTGACCAGATTCACGTTGAGCTTCGTCAGACCCTTGCCCAGCGTGCCCATGTCAACGTCGGCCAGCTTGGCGGCGTTGCCGATAGCGATCAGCTCATTTGCGGCGACGCCTGTCTTCGCCTGCAGGTTAAACAACTCGTCGCCAGCATCAATCGCGGTCTTGACCACTGCCGTCAAGCCAGCGACAACAGCACTGCCAGCGATGGCTGCGCCGAACCCGGCGACAGCACTCTTCAGGTTGTTGAATCCCAGCGCAGCATTCTTGGCCTGTCCCTGCAGGCCTTGCATTGAGTTGCCCAGCCGGCGGATGCTGTTCTCGCCTTGAACATCCGCTTTGATGCGCAGCATGGCGTCGAGGTTCATCGCCATGTCACGCGCTCCGCTCGTTCAGGGCTGCCATGGCTGCGGCCTCCATCACCTGCAGGTCCTCAAGCATGGAGCGCTGATCCTCCACTTCATACAGTCTAAACACCCACGCCACGGCGCCATAATCCAACCCGATCACCCCGCCCATGCTCGTTCGCCATTGCGTCTGCAGGCGGCACCACATCAGCACCGAAGGCCAGTTTTCTTCAAACACCTCAAGGTCGCCTTCAGGTTGCTGCTCAGGCAGCGCCACGCCAAGCACAGCCGCATCATCCTGTGAATCATCCTTGATTCCGCCGCTGGCCCAGTGCTCAGCGGCCTCGATTAGTTTTTTCGCTTGGCTCCCTTGATGCTGTCCATGTACGCCTTGAGGATCGCCACCGATAACAAAGGCACCTCAAGCAGCTGCTCGAGTGCGCCTTGGCTAAATGGGATCTCCTTGCCGCTGTCATCGCTGACGCCAGACCAGCCGACCAACACCTCGGCCGCCAGCTCGGTGATGCGATCCAGTTCGCTCAGGTCTTCAAGCCGTTGCAGTTCCGCCACCATTGGCCCGACCTTGCTTTGAGGTAAGCGCTTGAACTCGCCGTCAAATGTCTGCCGCTCATGCCGGCCGCCATCAACGGGAACGTCAAAGGCGACCGGCCAGGTGTAGGTGTCGGACTGCTTGAGAACGAAGGCCATCAGGCGAATGTAAGGGTGATTTCGTCGTTGCCCGCGCTAGACGGGATCGCGACATAAGGCAGGTTCAGCATCTGAATGCCGTCCTGGTCAGAGTAGGTCGGGTTGCCAATGTCCACAATCGGGGCCAGCAGCGTGACAATGTTACCGGCTGTGATGCCGTGCTGAAAAGTGACCAGGCCGGTGGTGTCGTTGTTGGCGACTGTGAAGAAATCCTTAGCGGCAATGGTCGGGGCCTCGATCACAGCGGTGCCAGCAGGTGCGCGGTTGGTGATGGTCACCGACTTGTCACAGCCGACCAGCTCGCGGTAAAGAACCTCATTGGCGAGATCAAAGCTCAGCGACTGCACGCAAGCCGAGTCATAGCCAAGGATCGAAACCGCAACAGTGTTGCCAGCCTTAAAGATCGCAGGGGTGGCCTGGTTGCTATAGGTGACCGCAGGGGCAGCGGTATCAGTCGGGGCGTTGTAAATGCCCGTCATAGTGAAGTTAATCGTCGGAATCTGGCCGACTTCGCAGTTCAAGCTGAAGGTGCCGCGGCAGCCGGTGGCTTTGTGCAGCACGCCGCTGTTGTTGAAGTACAGGGTCGCGCTCTCAAAGCTGTCGCTCACCGGCTTGTAGCCGACGTTTGCCGAGATGCTATATGCGCTGCTGGCACCAGGCGTAAAGGTCGCCGTTGATTTTTGAACGGTCGCCACCTTGGTCGTGCCGTCGTAATCAGTGACCACGCCCTTGCCGCCGCTGCCGGTGCCGCTGGTGATCGAGATCACCATGCCGTTGTAGATGTCGCTGGTGCCACTTGCGCCAGCGGCGAGGGTAATGCTGCCAGCCGAGCCAGCCTGAGCACTGCCAGTGATGGCCGAGCCGGTGGTGGTCACGGACATGCCGCAAGCTCGCAGCAACGCGTCCACCTTCGATGCAGTGCCAGCTGTGCCAGAGCCAGCCAACTCAGCCTCAAACGTGATGCTGACGCGTGTGTTAGCCAGGATCTGGTCGGAGTTGCCGAGATATGGCCGGATTAGATCGCGGCTGACGGTCTCAGACTCGATCGGGGTGATCTCAAGGTTGCGGACCAGCACTGCATCAGTGCCGGCTGGGCTTGAATCGGTCCCGTAGGTTGATTCAATCTTCGCCAGAATCAGGCGTTTGCGGCTGAGCAGTGCCATCGGTTGGGGCCTCGGTCAGGGGATAGTCCATGGTGCACTCGGCAGACGTGCGCTCGATGAGCTTGCGCTTGCCGGTTTTCTTGTCCAAGACGTATGACCCGCCTTGGCCGTGATACTCATCCATCGTAGCTACCTAGGCTGTGGCCAGATTAGTCACACTGGTGCGATAGCGCACCAGGTAATCGCAAGCGATCACGCCGGCTGGCTGATCCGCCTCGACCATCTCAAAGTTGACGCCCTGCGGTTGCACGTCGATCGCATAGCCGCCCAGCGTTAGGTCGGCCATCAGCTTGGCGTGCAGGCTCTCAACGGTCGGGTCGGCCAACTGATCCGGCACATTGCCGCGCACAATCACAGCGATGCGCACCGTCAGTGACCAGTCCAGCGTCGGCAGGCTGGTGTTCTGCTCAGCCGTGTCATTGATCGGCTCGATCACCAGCGCTGGACTTTCACCCCTGCTGAGCGGTTCCACCCTGCTGCGATAGATGCGCGTGCTCACGCCCGTGGTGCCCGCCAGCGTGGACGTAATGGCTGCCAGGATCGTTTCGCGGCGGGTCGTCATGCTGATGCAACCTGGGTCACGGTGCAGATGATGCCAGGGATGCCCGGATGCGCGAACGGGCTGGTCTCGGCTGCCTCGGCATGGATGTAGGCGGCTGCGTTCCTGGTCGCCCAGATCAGCTCGATGTAATCCGCTGTTGCCAGCTTGAGCACAAAGTTAACCGTTCCGATCACGTTGCCGTCGATGCCGCCATGCCTGGAGATAATGCTAAATCTGCTGTCGCTGTCGGCCACATCACCGCTGGCGCCGCTGCCGTTCTTGCGCAGCCAAACGTTGATGTCGTGGATGCTCGAATCGGTATTGCTGAACTGGATCGAGAACGTGAAACTGTAGATGCCAGGATGGTCAACCGTGATGCGGCTGTTTGAGATGACCTTGATGCCGCGGTTGTCTAGGTCGTTCTTGCGCAGCAAAATCGGCGTTGGCGTGTTCGCTGTCGCCGTCTGCGAAGTTGTATCCCAGAACGATCCCCAATAACCAGGGTTGCCGAAGTAAGGCAAGCCAGACCATGGTGTCCGGCCATCTCCGATTTTCAGATTCTCGGTCTCGCTTTCAACGCCAGGCTCGCCGGCCAGCAGCACCGGGTTCTGGGATGCCCATGCACTGCGCGTGTTGATCTTAAAAAGACCGCTCATGTCTTTTGAAGTCCGAGTTGAACGATCTTCCCGTCATCCATCAGCATCACCTCCCGCACCGTATAGGCCACAGCATCGACCGTGATCGAGCTGCCGCGGGTCAGTGTGCCGAAGTCAGAAGCCTTGGCAGTCAATGTGTAGTCAGTGCTGAGCACCATGCCATTGGCCAGCACCTGGCTGGGCATGTCAAGGATGCCCAGAGCGGTAACGGCGCCAGCTGTGCAGCTGACGCCGAAGTCCGCCAGGAAGATTCCGAGATCCTCCGTAAAGGCCATCAGCTGTACTTTTTAGAGCCGAGGCCGACGATCGTCACAGCGCCAGCACCAGTGCCGCCTGCAACTGTCACCACTGCCTTGATAAATCGCTTCATGTTGTCAGAGTTGACAGCGATCTTCTGAACCGATGCGGTGTTAGCGGCAGTGACCGTAAACGCGCCACCGGTCACGTCGGTGTAGGTGCCGCCCGAGGTATCGGATTCGGTCAGTTTGCCGAGGTAGGTGATGCTGGCGCCGCCTGCTTCGGCGCAAAGGATCACGGCGATGTCGCCTTCATAATCCACCAGATCGATGGCGGTGCTGGCGGTGACAGTAGCTGTCACCACATCATTTGGCAGAAAGTTGAGGACCTCAGTTTTGGTCCCGAGATTGTGAATGGTCATGACTTAGCCCTCCGTCTGGGGGTTGTTGGTTTGCGGGTCGGCTCAGGTCCGAACTGAGCCAGATCAGCCACCTCTGCGATGGCTTCAACAGCTTTGCCAATACCGATCAGGAACTTGGCGTCAGAGGGGGATGCCTCAAGGACATCCCCGATTCTGGCCACCTGCCCTGCCAGCATTGTCTGCCGTAGGACCTTGATCAACATGATCAGAGGGTATCAGCGCCGCGGCTGAAGGACTCAGGATGACGGACGGCGATGTCCACGTCCTGCATTGCGACCACGCGGACGGTGCCGCTGGTGCTGTTGCTGTAGGGATCGACCATGATGTCGAGACCGCTGAAGTAACCGATGATCAGGTCGGCAAAGTTGCCGAACCACAGATCGCCAGCTGCCACTTGATTGGACAGCACGCCGCGGTAACCGTTGACCTCGTTGCCCTCCATGATGAACATGCCGGAGCCGGCATCTTTCTTGGTGGTCTTGAGACCGCCGCGCATGGCAGCGTTCATCAGATAGACAGGGCTGCCGAGCAGTGCGTTAGCAGTTGCCACATCGCTCTCGAGTGCCACCACTTCCTCGAAGGTGGGGGCAGCAGCGGCGAAGTTCTCGGTACCGATGCCGGTGGTCAGCTTCAGGCCGAGGGGCTCACTGTTGCTGCCGGTGCCGTACAGACCAGCCAGGTCGATCTTCAGGGCAAGAACGCGAGCAAGGTCGTTGCGGACCATGTTCTCAACGTCGATGCTGGACTGCAGCATCAGGCGACGGCTGTAGTCAGTAAAGGCTGCAACAGTCTTGGGAGTCAGGCTGACCTGATCAACGGTCTGCTGGCTCTCGGTGGGCGAGCCGCTCTCAGCCACCCAGTAGGCGGTAGCAGCGCCGGACTGGCGGGGGATAGCAACGTTGCCGGTCAGGCCGGTCAGCACAGTGGCGCCAGCTTGATCCAGAGCGGAAGCGTTGCGCAGCAGGTCGATGAAGCTGCCGGCATCCAGGTCAGTGGCGACCAGGTTGCCACCGGCAGTAGCAGTGCCGACGTTCAGGTCACGACGCAGCACATCCTGAGGGATGGTGATGCCACGGGACTGACGGCCGAGCTTGGCAGCAGCAGCTTCAGAGGCCTCGATCTCGAACGCAGCAGCCTCACGGGCAGAGCGGTCGGTCGGGTTGGACAGATAGTTGATGGCGCGAAGGAAAGAGAAGCTGCGGCTCTCCTTCTCGCTAAGGCCAAGGTCGGCGGCCTGCATGGTCACGGGCTCCTGGTGAATGTTGAGTTTGTCGAGCACAGCAGCGCGAGCCTCGTCGATTGAACGACCAGACTCAACCAGCTGCCGGCCCAGGTCTGCCATGCCGTGCTTGTCGCACAGGGCAGTGATGTCCGAGATGCGGGACCGTTCGGCCTGAGCGGCCTCGGCCTGCACCACGGCCAGATCGGGGGTGGCGTTTTCCATTGAAGGAATGGGATCAGGGGATGGTGCTGCCGAAGCAGCAGGGGGGTCAGCCTCAAAAGATCGGCCGATCCCGACGCCGGGGTCAGCCGGCACCGAGACAACGCTGATCTCATAAGGAGACCAGGCAGTTGCAACATAGTCGCCACTGCCACGCTCCTCCATTTTGTCGATGGAGTAGCCGAAGGAAACATTCCGTAGAACGCCATCCTTCACATCGCTCAAGATCTCCTGAGCGAAAGCATTGCGGCTGAACCGCACGCGTGCATAGCCGCGGCGGCGGTTGCCGTCGATGTATGCCCGCTCAACCACTCCGATCACCCTGTCAGGGTTGTGGTTGAACAGCAGCGGCGCGCCATCGTTCAGGCGGCTCAGATTGGCGGCATCAGCCTCATGGCTCAAGATCTCGTTGCCGAAGTAACGCGCAACCGGGAACTCAGAGCTGAACGGGAACTCATAGGTGCGGTCCTGCACCTCATCGAAGGTGGTCACCTCAGCGCGCTGATACTTGCCCTCGAGGCTGCGGCCCTCGCCGTCGCCGGTGGCTTCTTCAAACTCGATCGCGCTGAAGTCATGCTCAGCCAGCCAGTCGCGCGCCTCGGCAGGGCTGTAGCGCGAGCTGCTGAAACGAATCGCCTGTATCTCGCTTTCGCCTTCCTTGATGCCGTAGATGAAGTCGATGCCAGGGCCGCCCGCATCATTCTCACGACGAAGCGAATCGTACTGATCGGGATCGGTCAGCCTGGCGGCGTGCTCGTTTGGATAGGGACGCGCTAATTCCACGGCGCTTCGATCTTCTAATGCTTTGAGTCTATCGGTTGCCATCAATCCTCAGGCGCCTCGGTCGGATCCTCAAGGACAGACTCCTCTTCGTATTCCTCCTCCTCCATTGGTGGCTCGGTGTCACCAAACGGATCAATCGATCCGGCCGGCCTGACCTGCGTCAACCCAGCGCCGCTCAGTTCGCTTGGGTCTGTATCCAAAACAATGTCCATCTCATCAAGCATCGCCAGCTCAGCCTGACGTGCCACCAGTAGATCCTCAAGGTCGCCGCCCTGTTCAGCGACCACCTGACCCAGCGTCTTGAAGCCACACCGAACCGCGTTCTTATACGCATCCACCTCGCGCTGTGGATCAACCCACTCCCAGCTCCGCGGCACCCACCGGCTAGCGCGGTAGCGGTCAGGGTTGGTCTCATACCCCGGCAGGCTCAGCGCGCCGCTCAACACCGCCATCTCAAGCCACTGCTCGAACACCTGCTGGTGGAAGTTCTCCACCATGTACCGCTGCAGCACCCGGTAGGTGTCGCGCTCCTCCAGCAGGCTCAGCCGGCTGCTGCTGTAGTTGCTCTCTGAGAAGTTCTTGCTGATGCTCTCGAACGAAACACCCACGCCAGCAGCCACGGCCCGAAGCATCGACCGCGTGAACGGCTCAAGTTGCCCGTCAGGACTATTCAGGTCTGGCACCGTGACGCTCTCGCCCGGTTGCAAATACTTGAACACACCCGGTTGGAACTCACTGACCCGCTCGCCCTCGTAGACCTCATCACCCACCAACTCGCCCTCGGGGCTGGTGATGAATCCCATCAGCGCGCTGCTCGCCCGAGCACGCACCACCTCGGCCTCCTCATAGCCCTGGAGCATGTGAAGCCGCATCAGCGCCGACGCGAACCACGTCACGCCCCGCGTCTGCCCTGGCCGCTCAGGCAGGAACAAATGAATTACCTCATTGGCCGGCACCCGCACCCGTCTGCCGTTGGTGCGCGCGTTGCCCGCGTAAGTGTCGCCAGGATGATTTGCGTAGAAGTGGTACGCCTGCGGCCGCAGGTACTGATCCACCTCGATGCCCATCCGCACCGTGTTGCCCTCGGCCGCCTGCGGCACGTCATCGTCGATCAGGTAGTCAGCCTCAAGCACCTGCAGCGCGAATGGCACACGGCTGTCACCAAAGGGCCGCTTGATCATCCGCACGAACACCTCGCCCGACTCGGCCATGCTGCGCACCAGCAGGCGCTCGATGTCGTGGAAGCCAAGGATCCCGCTCACATCACAACGGTTCTTGTGCATCCACTTCTCCCACTCCTCGTGGATGCGGCCATTGATCGCCTCATCGAGCTTGCCGCCACGCAGCATCCGCACCTGCCCTTGGTGGCGGATGCCGTGCCCGATCACGTTGTTCTGGATCGCGCGCAGCGCCTGCTTCGCATAGTCGTTGTCACGGCACAACTGCCGCGCACGGTTGCGCAAAGCCTTGAAGCTCGACTTGATCTCGGCGTCAGCGCTGGTGCCACTTGTCACCCAGTCCGCTGTCAGCCGGCTAACCCGCGCGCCCTGATACGCCCGCGCCCGAGGCCGCACCGGCTCAAAGCCCATCGCCCGAAACAGTCGCGTCCTAAGTCCCATATCAGAACCTCACGAACAGATTGTGAGGGTTGCCCAGCCCGTTGGCCATAAGTTCCGCCATCTGCTCACGTTTCACCTCAGCCTTGAGCTTTGACTCAAGCTGCATCAGGTCGGCTAGTTCATATTTCTTTAAGCTGCGGTTGCCGATGGTGTACTCACGCACCACGCCGCCAGATACCAGCGCCCGGATCGCGGCCTGCACCGCGTCCAGATCCTGCTGCGCCTGCGACCGTCCATCAACAGCAGCAGGGGAGCCCGTATAGCTCAGCGATCGCAGCACGGTCAGCTGGCCGCTGCCCATCGTGACAGTGCTGCCGGTCTTGGTCGCAACCGCCTGCCAGAACCACGACCCAGCATCAAAGCCCGTGCTGGTGGCCGCAGCGATCGTGAACTGCCACCCGGTCCCGTAGGCGCTACCAACAACCGTCGCGCCTTCGCTCGCCGTGTTAGTCCGCAGGTAATACGTCAGCACATAGTCAGCGCTGCTGATCGCGTTGCCCAAGTTGTCAACGCCTTCCACGTCGCGCCACTGGATCGTGTCGCCCGCTCTGATCTGGCTAGGGATGCGCACGGTTACCAGTTGCCAACGAAGCCACTAGCAGGCCCAAGGGCGGCCTGCTGCTTTGATCTTAGCGCTGGTCGCTTTGCACCTTCCAACTGATCACGCAACTGCTGCCACATCGTCGCCTTATTCATCCGTCGGCTGAAGATCAACATCGCCGCATAGCCATAGACCGCGCAGTCGAGCGCCTCGTTTCGATCGCCTGCTTTCTTGACCCACTCCCGTATCGGAAACCCGCGGTGATACCGCAGCGCCTGCCGTTCGCTGGTCAGCTGCCGAAAGTATTCCGCATCAGCCGCCTGCCCGAAATACAACCCGCCCGCGCCTTCGTTGTGCCGCAGCCGCCCGAACAACGTTGTCTTGATCGTGTCGGTGCCCAGCTGAAACAGCGTGACGCCTCGCTTGATCACACGCCCGCGCCAGTTCACATCAACCTTGTTGCCTTTGCCGACCGCCGGGCTGTTGCGTCTGCTGCTGCCCTTGATCGCGACCACACCCTGCCGCACGCGGTCGCGCACATACGCGTAGACCTCATGCGTGCAGTGGCCGCCGCTGTCAACCGCCGTCTGGCTCACCTTCAGCACACGCCCGCCCGTCGCGTCCCATTCCGTCGCAAGCACCTGATCCAGCTGGCCCCACACCTCCGTCTGCGTCGGGTCGCCCATCAGCTCCTGATGCCACACCAGCCAGCCAGTCTCAGCCTCGCCCCAACCCCACACGCTCACCGCCAGCCGGTTGTCCTGCACGTCAACGCCGCAGGTCAGCAGCACCACGCCATCAGGGCACTTGCCCGCCGCATAGTCCAGCCGCTTGGCCAGCAGCCCATCAGCGCTCACCGCCGCCGCATAATCCTCCTCCCAAGTTTCGGCCAGCCTTGTGTTCACGAACGCCTTCAGCGCCGGCGCGTCAGCCTTGGCCCGCAGGAAGTCATCCACCAACTGCTCCCAGCTGCACCAGCCCAGCGGGCTGTAAAGCCCCGACAGATGGAACCCCGCAGTCCGGCCATCAGCAGGCGCCGTCGCGCGCCACTCGCCGCCGCGCAGCATCGCCGGTTTGTGCAGTTCCTCGAACCGCTCACCACAATGCTCGCACTCATAGCGCACATCACCCGGCCGCTTTGCGTCCCACTTCAGCCGCGGCCACTGCAACCACTGCATTCCGCCACAACTCGGGCACGGCACATAGAACCGCCGCTGATCACTGCGCAGATACTCAGCCTCGATCCGGCTGAAGTCTTTCACCGTTGGTGTGCTGGTCAGCAGGATCTTGCGCCGCGCAAACGTGGTGGTTCGCCGCTCCGCCAGCGCGACCGGATCGCCCTCGCCATCCACGTCACTCGGGAACGCATCTACTTCATCAGCGAACAGGTACCGGCACGGTGCCGATCGCAACCCCGTGCTACTGTTCGCCCCGGTGAGCAACATGATACCGCCGGGATACTCCTTCGCGAACATCGTGTTGCCAGAGTCCCGCGTCCTGGCCGGTGCGATCTTCGCCGCCAACACCGGCGTCTCAGTGATCATCGACTCGAGCCGCTGCTTGCTGAGTCGCTTGGCCATCTCAACAGTTGGTTGCACCAGCAGCATCGGCCCCGGCGCGTGGTCGATCACATAACCGAGCCAGTTGCTGCCCGCTTCCGTCTTGCCCGTCTGCGCAGCAAACATCATCACCACACGCTGCACCGGACTGCTGCTGCTCAGACAATCCATCGGCTCACGCAGGTACGGCGTCCGGCTCGTGCGCCATGGCCCAGGTTCCGCGCTTGCCTTGCTGCTCAGCCGCCGGTGCGCATCAGCCCACTCGCTCACCGTCAGCGGCTGCTCAGGTCGCAGCCCTTCCATAAAGCCCGCACGCCAGACGCTCACTTCTCCACCTCCGCCAGCGCCAGCAGCGCATCCCGGTGCTCACGCGTCAGCACCTCATGGATCACCGTCGGGTCCGTCTCGCCAGCCAGCTGGTGGCTCAGCCGATCGGCCAGATTCGCCAGCGCCTCGCGGATGCTGCGGCCCACCTGAAACGCGTCCTTCTTCACCTCATCAGCAGGCACCAGATCGCCCCGCTGCTGCGTCACCTGCAACTTCGCCAGCTCGGCCTGGTAGTGCTCGCGTCTGGCGCGGCTCTCATTGAGATCCGGGATCGCATCATCCGGCAGCTTGTCGATCTGCTGCCGCAGCTCCTGCGGGTCAGCAGGATCGGCCTGACTCACCTTCGAGTTCGGCGTGGCACGCGTGTTCTTGTTCCACAGCTCCAGCGCCAGGTCGCGGTCCAACCACTTGCGCTCATCTTTCACCACCACCGCCGCTGCAATCCGGCTCTTGCTGGCATGAGTCACTGCCGCTTTCGTGCATCCACGAATTGCAGCAAACTCAGCAAAAGTGACCAGCACTGAAAAGAGTTAAAACCAACTAGGCTTAAGTTAACTGATCCTAAACGCCGCTTAACGGTCTTGCCCTGAGTCCGATTTGACTCAAGCTGAGATCCCTTGCGGCGCAAGGGTTTATGCGGTTTTTGCGCTGACGCTAAAGAAAGCGTGCGGTCTGCGATCACCCGCCGGCTTTAGGCCAGGGAGGACCCGTTATGCGCATAGCCGCATGGCAAGCTGCTCGGTCATGGGCTGGCCCTTGGCGAGTGCGGCCTGAATCGCAAGCCATCTGGTCTCGGCAAAGAAGGGCTGAGCCTTGTACCACTGCTCAACAGGCGCAGACCGCTTGCTGTAGTTGCAGGTAGCACAGGCAGGGACGATGTTGCCAAGGTGATGCTCGCCTCCTTTGCTGATCGGGATGACGTGCTCAACCTGCAGGTCGCATTGAGTGCCGCAGTAGGCGCAGCAGTGA